AGTCCAATTACCGGACCGGGCAGGTTGTCACGCTCCTGCTCTTCCGCATGGCCTTGTAGAATTTGGTCCATAGCCTGTAAAATTTCAACGGCTTTACGCTGCGTATCTCTTTTCATTTTTCAACATCTTCTCCTACCACAAACTTTTTGGCCGCAATTACAGCATTTGTCCTCGAAACCAGATGAACGTAGACTTTGAGGCCCTTCTCGCGAGCAGTTTGAATCATGTGCCTGGTGCCGGGGCTCTTGTTATTCCAGACTGCAATCAGTGCCTCAGCGTAGTCCGCCATGCGCACGTTGCGCAAGTAACCGGCGCTTCGGCCGTCCCGATCCCAATCGGCAGGGAAGCTGGCCACGGGAATGGAGTGCTGTCCAGCCCACCACCGCCCCAGCGCATCCACGCCGCGCGCTTCGCCGCAAACCACTTCCGTAATCTCGAAGCCCGATTCGCGAATGGCGGCGGTTAGCTCGTTGCTGTCGGTAATGCAGCGGCAGCCAGCAAGAATAACTTTCATGGTTTGATCCGCTTCGACTGAAGAAAAGAGCCAATGACGTTTTGCGCCTTCAACAGAAGGGAGAAAGCTGCGGGGTCCTCAAGCGCTATCTCCGCCAGATCATCGTCTGAAAGTCTTTGCAACTCGCCGGCAAAATCAAACTTCAATGCCGTTCCGCAATAAGCGCAAACCGTTAAACAGCCGGCTGCGGGAGGTTCCTTGTGGTGCAGGCTCATGGCCCCATCAAGAACTTTTCCGCAAGTTGGACAAGCTGCCGGCTTCACGTGAAAATCTTCTGACTCCATGGCGCCCTTTTCCTCGGACCGCTCGGTCGCGAACAGTTTTTAATTCAAAATTCGTTCCTAAATCCGTTCCCATTACGATACCGATTCTGAAACGGAAAAACCACAAAAAACTGCGCTCTTGCTGTCTATTCTCCTCAATTTGCGCGCTTTGCGCAAATTAAAATGGAAGAAGGATTGATTGAAGGATCACGATGCCCCCAGTTAGGAAACTGTTTCAATGCAGAAGGTTCCATCCGAAATCGCCGTCTCTATCAACTTGAAAGAGTTGAAGCTTTTCCGGCGCGCCTTGGCCACGGCCGCAGAAGAAGGTCTGCTTGACCGGGAAAAAGCATGGCAGCGGATCACGGAATTGCAACTCCTGGAATGGCAAGCTGAAGACAACTTGCTTTTGCCGCGGCAGCAACGTAAAAACCTCTCCGAAGCTACCAAAGCCGGGTTGGAACGGCAACGTCTCCATGGTTCACCGGGGCCGGGGGGATATTTTGCTCCTGGCCGCCCTCAAGCCAAGTTCGATCATGAGCTGGCAGAATCCCTTCGCTCCGCTGGCCTCTCTCAAAAACAGATCGCCGAGAAATGCGGAGTCTCCAAAACAACGATCTGGCGCTACTTTCAAAAGATGTTGCCCAACCAGCGTTTGTGAACAGGGAACAGTGTTCACTGTTTCTTCGGCTTTGCACGCGGCCAGGTGCGGCGATCTTCGCCACCGGTGTTCCAACGCAGACTTCGGCATTTGCGGTTCCAGCACCGCTCGGGCAACGGTTTGTTCTCATCGTAGAGTTCACGAGCCTTGCATACATCGCAGACCAGAATTTTCCCAGTGGTAATCACGTTTTTAATTTACCGTATTAGCTTTCTTTTCTCAAACAAAGTGGTGCATTGCGCCACTTTGTCTGGTACAATGTACCTAATGCGGGGGGAGGACGAACAATGTGCGCTGGAATTTATTTGCTCGGCTCCGAAGAAGATACTTATCTCACGGAAAAGCAGCTGCAAAAAATGCAAGCATGTGTTGCCAGAAACGGCTGGAAAACAGTCCACGTTTACCGCGATACCGCTCCCGTTGTCAAAAAAGACCGGCCGGCTTTCCGAAAAATGTTGAAGGATGCTCAACAGCATCGTTTCGACCGGCTCCTCTTCTGGTCGCTGGATCAACTGCAACATGGCGCGAGAAAGACGACGCTGCTGTTGAATAACCTTTCCAGTTGGGGCATCGGCTTCTGCTCCTGCACAGAGCCGCACATCAACACTTGCCATGAGCGGAAAGACACCGTCATTGCCGTTTTGGCTTCTCTGGCCCAGCAAGATAGTGCGCACATTTCGGAGCGCACACGCGCCGGCCTCGAACGGCAACAGATCACCCGCAAGCCCGGTCCTCATGGACGCTTGGGACCGGGACGCCCGCCGGTCGAATTCAATCAAGAACGCGCCAAAGCCCTGCGCGCCAAGAACAAGTCCTACGATCAAATCGCCATGGCTTGCGGCATTTCCAAAGCGACCATACAACGGTTTTTCAAAAGCATGGAAAAGCCTAATTCCTAGTCCCTGCTCCCTGGTTGTTTTCACGCTTGCAGAGCATAAGGATGAAATTCAACAGAATGGTCTGCGGTCATTCGTTCACCGTCAACTGATTCCGTTTCGCACCTTCCTGAGTCATCCACTCAATCAGCCCTGACCAATCCTCGCGGTCAGCAAACGCTTGCACGGCCTTCTGGCCAGCTTGGCTCGCTCTGCCGGAAGTCAAATATCCACGCAACATTCCACGAGCAAGCGCTTCCTCCCCCGTCGGATGGCGGCGGCCAAAAACCGGATGCTCCGTATCAAACAATTCGTAGATCCGGTCCGCGGTTGTTGGATCTTCATAGCCGGCTATATAGCCGATATTCGAGAGTAGCGTTCTTTTCACCTCCGCCGGATCGCGTCTTGGCTCCTTTTTGCGAATATTCTCCACTTCCGCCGCTACCAGCTCCCGAGCTTTTTCCCGCGTTCCCGCAGCTAGGGCCGTCCGCACAATTTTTTCCAGATCCATGTTTCCACCTTTGGTCTTGCCTTTATGCAAATACGATCCAGGAATTTTTCCTGCGCCGCCTTGCATTCCTTTACCAACTGGGCGTGGCCAGCCAGCGCCTCTTCGCGTGACCGGTAGCGCCGCTGTTCCCGATCCAGCTTCCCGCCAAAAACCATCGTCTCCCATACCAGCGGTTTGTAAGTCAGAGGATCTGGCGCCGAACCGAAGAAAGAGAAATAGCCTTGATCAAGTCCTAAGAAAATAGTCGAAACTCTTCCCCATCTGAATCGTGTCAATGCTATCTGTCGCTGCGCCGTCTGATACCACTGCGCCCAAGTCAGCACATCGTGTTCCGGTCGGGGATTTCCTTGCTCGTCCAGAACGTACTCGCCGATCCAGTGCAGTTCCTCTTCATTTTGCTTTTCCATCAGGATCTTCCTTCTTGCCGGCGTCCAGCTTTCCGCCTAGCTGATTGAGATCGGGGAACAGCCCGTCCATCGACGATTCCTTCTTCATCTTATGCACGGCGACTTCCAGCTTGGCGGCGTCGATCACCTCCCTGGCAGTCATCCGTACCGCAGCGGCTCTTTTGATGTTTGTCTCCAGCGCCGTCGTGCTGCTGGTTTTGAGCGCGTCCAGAGAATCGAACAGATAATCATACAGTTCCGTTAGCGTATGCTTCACTCGTCTCTCTCACTTTCCTTTTCAACGCCCCGGCCAGTTGGATTACCGCTTGCAACTCCATGGGCAGGTTATGCACGCTGTTGCGCTTCATCAGCTCGACGCGCGAAATCAATTCCAGATTACTGAGCCGGATATTTGTCCTGTCTCCGTCCTTGAAGGCCAAAGCAAAGCCCTTCGGCACCGGCCCGTGCTTTTCTTCCCAAAGCATCGTGTGCACGCCCTTCCAGTTGCCGTGCTGTCCCTTGCGCTCGCGAAACTTCACTTCAAGGTAACCATCCCTGCTAATCCGCTTCGTCCCCAAAGGCTTCCATCGTTTCTGGGCGGCTCCGGCCATCTCGCCTTTTTTGAACTGTGTGCTCGCCATTCTTCCCGGCGCCCATCCCGGACGGCGCAGCCCCTTGTTGGCCGGCACATGCCCAGGCTTGAAGCGGCCCAGCGCACCAACCTCTGGCCGCCTCCGCAGCAAACATGCCTCCTCGCTGGCCAGCCATTCCGCGCTCTTCTTCACCCCCAAGAGCGTAGCCCGTTGGTACAAGCTCCTCGCGCTACGATCAAAGTAAAGCGCCAGATGCTCGGTCTTCGTGACGGGATACAACCGCCGAAGGACCTCATCTTCATACGGATGCCAAAATCTGCGCTTGTTCTGACCGCTGTTCACTGTTCACTGTCCGCTGTCTTATCCAGCCGATAGATTCCATTCCCCACGCGCTGCAGCCTGCCCGACTTGGCAAGCGCAGACAAGAGCGCATAGATTTGCTGCTTTTGGGTGTGTTCTTTTTTTGACGCAGGCAGCGCTTTGTAGACTTCAGAAATGCTCCAATTCACGCCAGAATTGGCATTAAAGAATTGAATTAGATCATCAGGATGGCAGACGGCCGGATCATTTCTTCGTGCGCGAACAGAAGCGAAAGGTGTTCCCATTTTTCTTTCAATATGCCGATGATGATGGATCTGGTTCGCCACCAGCAATCCCGGCTTCAGATTAGCGCTTTGTTCCGCCACCAGCGCGCAAGCTGAGATGTTGTCATCCAAGACTCGCAGGTTTTCCTTTTGCTCCTCAATTCCATATTCCGCGGCATCCAACTGCTTTCGAAGTTCCTTTTGCCGCACTTGGTATTGTTCCAGGGTAAAGATCACGCGCTGCCGGGCGTCTCTTAGCTCATTCACGATCGCGGTAAGGTTGGTTGCGAAAGGTGTTGGTTTTTTGAGCCATTCCAGGTTGGAAGGCAAAACAACCACAGGCTCTGTTTCAACGTCTTCGTATTCGGAGTCAATTACCGGAGTCTCTGGTGGCGCGGGTGTTTCTGGCTGAGGCTTTTCCTCAACAGGGGCTTCCTTGACTATGGGAACCAGAACAGGACCGAGGTCTTCAGGCGGCTTTTCAAAAATCGGAATAGGCGTAACGGGCGTTACTTTGGCCGGGCTCTTCAATTCGATGGGGACGTTCACGATCTTCGGGGAAGCCGCTGTCTCAGGTTGCTTTGTTTCTACAACCGGGACTTGCTGTTCAGACTCCTCAACTTCCAATTCCGGTTCTGCCTCAACCGGAGGTTCAGGAACAGTCACAGCCGAATAAGCATGAACTGAAAATGGGCTTCTTTTGCTCCTGGGATCAATATAACGAGGGGCATAAACCGGTTTTGGTTTGTTCTGGCTGGGGAAACTCGCCGCAAAATTCTGTTCTTTGGTTTTCTTGGTGAGTTTTCGTCGTGTGGCTTTTACTGCGGAAAGCACTGCCTCATCGGTTTGATGTTCAAGCTGCGTGTTCACCCCACGCGTCAGGATATCCGTCAAAGCATCCTGCATCGTCGTATTACGCATTTGCTCCCTCCATTTGATTCTCCTGCCAAAAACCTGATCCCTTGCCCTTTTAGCCTTTTTATCGGTTCAAAAAGGGTCACAACACACTGTAGAACACATAATGATCTTTGTCTAATAAATAATTGCGCCCGTCGTTCATGGTAATGCCTGAAGCAACCGTCCGTCATATTGAAAGGCTTCTTTTGATACTATCCTCACCGCACGGGAATCGGGGTGAACCGGGTTAATCAGTAAATTGTACTCATCGTGGATCAGCGCGGAAGGAACCTTCAAGACTGCGGCTTCGGCCTTCTGCACAAAGCGGTCTCCTATTTCGCATAGTTCCGTGGGCGCCGGAAAGATCGTCCAATTCAAGGGCAAGGCGGCGCGCGGATACTCGTCAATGCGGACATCATCGGGAATGTCGATAACCGAGATCACCAAGTCATCCGGGTAGCAATGAGGGTCTAAATGAACAAGGTATTCGAGTGCCGCCAAGGACCGATGTTCCGCTGCGTAGACAACGCGAACTCCAGCAGAAGACCACCGGCCACCAAAGCGATAACTTCCTTCGCCATCCAGAGGGTTGCCGGAAAAAGGCAGGCGGGAAATTCTGTACACGCGCATCAGCTGATCCCACCATAAGCGATTCGCCCCAAAACGTTCTCCACTTGGCGAGCCCCGATCTCTGTGTCCAACAGCGTCAGGGGAGCCGCTCCCCCAAGAGCTGCATTAGGAGTTCTGATCCAAAGGATGGATTTAGGCCGGTCACCCATGTACTTGTCCGCCAATACCAGAATTCTTGCCAGCCGGTAGAGCCGGTCCGACTCATACCGCGCCAATCTGCCTTCTTGCTTTCTCCGTTGCAGACTCCTCATATGCAGATCCAGGCTTGTCGTGACTTCCTTGAGGGTCAGCCCCGATTTATTCAGGAGGGCTGGCACCACTGCGTGCCGAAAGCCCTCCCGAATCGAAGCCATCATTTCGGCGCTGGTCAGAACGACGTGGCCCAGCGCGCTCTTCCCCCCCAGTTCCCCAAATACCTCAGCAATCTCATTCGCCATAATGTCACCGAGTATAGCGCCAAATGTCGTGCAATTCAAGAACCGCAGGGAAGGAGGAGGAAATTGTAGCATTACATCGTCGCTTCAAACTTCGGTTCCGACCAAACCTCCACGTAAGCCGACATTTCCGGGTCCATAGCGCGATTCAGCGTCCGATCGGTCATAACAAAGTCTGACAGCGGCGCGAGCGAGACGATCAGGAAGGGGTCCACCGCCAGTTGCTCCACGTAGAATTCGGCTTCTGGCAACAGCTTCTTGATCTCCACCGCTTTTTGCAGCACGAACTCCGGCACCTGCTGCTTGTACTCCTTCAGCTTGGTAAGCCGCCAAGTTGGCTGACGCATCTTGCCGGCAGTTTCGTAGTGCGCGGCCATCTGCTTCTTATAGGCGACTACGCTCTCGCGGTCCAGGATCTCCATTTCCAGTTGAGCCAACACCCGTTTCAGCGTCCCCGGCGTCCGCAGCTCCTCCCGCAGGGGCGTGTAACCCAAGAACGCCTCCGCGTCGGTAGCCAGCTTCTGCCGTGGATCGGTCAAATCCAGGTTCTCGACATCCACCGGTGCCCGCTGCAACATGGCCCGGCTGGGCTCCTCCACCACCTCGACGGCGGTCTGCGTCTCAAGTTGAAGCTGACGTGATCTAGACCAGAAAGGATCAGTCATCATCGTTGGAGGACCATAGCTGGGAAAATTAGGCAAGTAAGCCCCCCAAGGATCGAACATAGCAGTACCAACAGATTGTTGCTGGGCCGCGACAGCATCCATTGCTGGGTGATAGTTGGATGGATCAAGATAGTAAGGATCAACGCCAACAGAAACGTCGTTCCTAGCGATGTCTCCATAGGTGACAATACCGGCTGGTTCGCTTCGGCTGTTGAGGTTGTTAAGTGCCAGCGGCGGATTGCCGGCCATAACAGCCGAGAACTGCATTTTCGCTTGCATCTCCAGTATTCTGTCCTCACGCTCGTTTTGCGCTGCTACCATAGCCTGCACCGCTCTCGCCGCCGAATCCACGCCCGTGTTCGGCAAGGCGCGGGCACGTTCTTGCTCATCCTTCCACAACGTTTCAAAAAAACCAAGCATACGCTCCTCCTCGTAAGATGCGCGGGCGTCCCCGCCCGCGCTCGGTGCTGGTTAATGACCAATTTGCGCGGCATTGTAGACGTTCGACGGTGCCGCCGTTGTCACCGTGTAATTGCAGCTATCCGGCATCTCCGCACTTCCCTGCGCCGGTACATAGGCCCATGCAGCAACTTGCGGCTCCGGACTAAAAGGTTCTTGAAAGCTCCTGGTAAGCTTCAACATTGCGTTCCTTTCTTCTCCGGCTTCGCGCTTGACGATTTTGTCGAAAGGCATGAAGCTAGACACCCCAGCGAAAGGTTTTTGCCGCTGGGGTGTCAGAAAGGGCGGACGACAATATCCACCTGCTGCAGCTTGTCCAGGTACTCTTCAGGGATGCTGCGCGAAGCCAGAATCGATACTTCGTCCGGACTCGCCGCCAGCACCCGCGTTACGTCGGTCAGGATCACCGACTTGGTTGTTTCCTCGTTGCCCGCCAAGTCTTTTTTCGCCTTGGGGTGGTATAGAACCGCATATTCAAACAGACTGCTTTTCGCCATCGTCTTCTCCTTTGGTGTTTGTTACACTTGATTCTGCCAAAAACCTGTCCAGCAATTTATGCGCGCAAATCTGCCCGCAAAGATGGATCGCACCCTCTTCGTCGAGACGATTTTCAATCTCCGCCGCATTCCACGATTCAATGGAAAGACAAGCCGCATCCTTGGTTGCCACGAACCAATGGTTGGCCTCCTTTCGTTCAACTCCGCAGATATCGCAGCTGTAGCTGTTTTGCCTCATCGCGCCATTCCTTTTCAGGCATCGTAAAAATGCGTGTAGTCGATCTTTTTCGAGCCCTTCTCCCGATTGCATTGCCAATGCGCCACACCGTTGTAAGGCTTCATCGCACCCGACTTCTTGTCGAGCTTTTCTGCGCGGTCGTCCCGATGGCCACCATTCATGCCCCGGCCGTCCTGGTGTTCAAAGGTGGCCTCGGCGATCTTCAGATAGCCGGGGCAACCGGCGATGTACCCCTCCAGACAACAGCGCTTCTTTTGCCGCAACCACATTGCCCGCAGCCGCCGGGCGTATTCATCCCGTCCAGCTTTGGTCAGCAGATCGCAGATTTCGCGATCGTCCGACAGCTTCACGCCCCATGCCGTTTTGATCCTCATTGCAACGCATCGCTCTCTCCCCCGAACTGTTTGCTGTTAGCTGTGAACTGTATGCTGTGGTTCCGGCTTCTTCCGGTACTGCTCCACCATCGGGCAAGTGGCCCAATGCGCAATGGCCGGCGACTCCGGCGTGGGCATCGGCTCCATGGGGATCTGGTGTCCCTTCGGCGTGCGCCACCATTCAATCACCCGGAGACAGCCGTCGCACACCCCATGATCCAGAAACGTGTACCCTTGCTCGTGCATCTTCGCTGCGTTTTCAGGAAACGGCATCTTCCTGTCTGCCTTTCTTTGTTCCTAACCCCTAATTCCTAACTCCTCACCCCTGTTTTCACGCCGCGTCCTCGTCGTCGCCGCCTGCGCCGCAGCACATCTTCAGAAGTTCGCCCATCTCCTGAAGGTGAGCCGCAAACAGATTGCGCAGTTCTTCCAGATCCTCCACGCTGTGCGCTTCCGTCACCGCGCGGCTGAGGCGGGGAATCGCTTCCGTCATGAAGCCCACCAGCGTCGGCCGGTCATGGTATTCCGCAATCATCAGTTCCAGTGCGTAGCCTGGGTCGTCGATGCCGTGCTCCTGCTGCCAGTCTTCCAACCCGCGTTCGATTACTTCTCGTTGCGCCTGCTTGATGCGCCACTTGATCGTGACATAGACCTCGGCCACCGGCTTGCCCTGGGTAATTGCGGCCACCCGTACCAGTTCGCCTTCAAATTCCTTGGCCGTCAGTGTGGCCGCCGACTGCAACAGCGCCGTGTCTCCCCGTGTCGAGAGTGGAGCCGCCGCCAGTTGCTCAGCGTTCTCGATGGTCATGGCTAGGAATTGTTCTTTGCTCAGCATCGGAAACTTTTCCGCCAGACCAACCATCTTGTACCAGGTGGAGCGGCCAATTCCCTTGGAAGCCCGATAGTGCTTTTCGTCGACGTAGCCCAGCCTCTGCCATCCGTCGTGGCGTTTGATGAAGTAGCCATCCCAGCCGATCACCATGGAGCGCTTCACCAGCCCGACCCATGCCTCACAGATGTTCCGGTCGCTTTCTCTCAGTTGTTCGTCCAGACTCGTGCGGGGCATGACTTCACCCTGCATCACCATCCCCGGCACCAAGACTGGCCCGGCGGAGCAAAGCATCATAGTCGCCATTTCCCATCTCCTCAGTGTTCCCTAACCCCTAATCCCTAATCCCCAACCCCTGCGAACGTTTTGCGTTCGCTCACTCCACTCTCCACACCCGCATTCCCTCGTCGTCGTACTTGCAATAGAAATGCTTCTCTCTCCGCAATCCATAAAGACCGACATCGATACTCGATATGGGCGGAAAAATGCTGTTTGGTGCGTTGGAAACGTAAATGCTATCCAGTATCTCCATCTGCATTAGCTCCGGCACGACCTTCTCCGCCCGAGATTTGACATCCGGTAGCGGCACATTCTTTTCGATTGCAATCGTCATTGCGCCTCCTCGCATTCATCTGGATATAAATCAATTTCGTGATCATTTTCAGCGCGACCGCAATAAAGAAAACCTGCTGGCAACTTGTGGTCCATTTGAACCATCGCGCCTCCCTGTCTGCTTCTTTCCAGAGGGCGCACGACAACGCCATATTGCTCGTCCAGTTTTCCGCCAAAAACCCTGGTTCCACGAACAACGATTCGTTGTCCAACACGCAGTTCTTTCATCTCGCCTCCGCTTGATTGAACAGCGGCGCATCCGCCTCAATCCGCCGCCGCGCAATCTCCACATACTCAGGGTTCACTTCAATGCCGATGAAATTGAAGCCTTCTTGCAGCGCCGCAATGCCCGTCGATCCCGAGCCCATGAAGCAGTCCAGCACCGTGCCTCCCGGCGGCGTCATCAGCCGGCACAGATAGCGCATTAACGCAATGGGCTTCACGGTCGGATGATTGTTGCCGCGCATTTTGACGGTGTTCATTCCGCTGTTGCCTTTGTGGTCCAGGTTGCCGCGCTTTACCTCCGCTTGCGCCTGATTGCCATAAGCCAAGGGCTGTGCAGCAAGGCCAGCGCAGCCGATCTCACGTTCTTCTTTGCTGGCCTTGGCGCAATAAAAGAACCGCGCTGCGGAACCTGCATCCAAGCGGCGGGCGCCCGGCAGCGCGGCAAAGTTGGTTGCCCCTTCTGTCGCGTAACGGCGGTTGGCGCTTGGCTCCCCATCGCGCGGGGTTGAGGTTGCGCGCGTTTTGAATTTCCCGTAGATGCCTTGCGTACTGAAACTTGGTTCCTCGCCGGTTACCACACCCACCGCACCCGGCGCGTCAGGAAACGCCGCCAGCACTTCATCGCTGCCGTCGTGGATCACATTGGCTGGCCACCGGCCCATTTGATTTGGAATGACAACGCGGCGGTTTTCCTCGTGCGCGATAATGTTTCCGCCATTGCCGCCGTTGATGTGTGTCCGCAACTGTGGATTTAGAGCAAGATTGCCCTCATCCACCGTCACGTACTCCACGCGGCACGCATCGATATTCAGCGCTCCGGTTCCGTATTGCAGAACATTGGCCGCCACGGTTCCGGCCAGCGGCTTACGCGCAACAACTATTGGTTCGTGCGCCGGTTTCAGCGCCGTGCCCCAGCCAGACCAGTGACTAGCGGCATCAGTCGCGGGTGTGGTAATTGGTTGCGGCGGATAGTCATAACTCACTTTGCGCGTGTCGCTGTATTGCTGCTGAGCTTTGCCGCGATGGTAAGGCGGTGGCCCAATCACCTTCCGTTCGGCTCCCGCTGCCTTATCGATTGCCTTGCTCACATCCAGCGATTTTGGGAAGCCGCTGCCATAAATCCACATAATCTGATCGCGAATCTCGAAGCCCGCATCCTCGACGGCGCAAGCCAGCCGATGGTAAGTGCGGCTGCCGCCAAAGGCCAGCAGATACCCGCCCGGCTTCAACACGCGCAGCGCTTCTTGCGCCCAGCGCTCATGCCACTCTTGCAGCGCTTGCATCACATGCTCGTCGGCGCCGTAGCTCGCGCCGTTGCCGTTGCGCACCTTGCTGCGGCCATACGGGCTGTCCGGCGTCTGCATCGTACCGTCGAATCCTTGACGGTGATCGGTCTTTTTCGTTTTTGGGCTAACCCCTAACCCCTGATTCCTAACCCCTGCTTTCCATGGCGCATCCCAGTCTTTGCCCATGAACTCCAGCCCATACGGAGGGTCGGTCACGATGGCGTCCACCGACTCATCCGCCAGCGTCTTCAGTTGCTCCGTCACGTCGCCCTCCAGAATTCGATACACGCTCACTCCCGCAGTTACTTCTTGTCATTTGCGCTTACAACCACTTGAAGCGCAGACAGCATTAGCCCTACCGGCACATAAATCCAAAACAAAAACCAGATCAAGCGATCAGGATGGATTGCGCTCAGTATCGTGTACATTAGGAAGTACCAGATTGGCGCCGTCACGCAAACAGCAAGCAATCCCGTGAAAATTTTTAAACCCTTCATCGTCTCTCCGCCTTTCCCTAACCCCTAATCCCAGCTTCCTAACCCCTGCTTCTCAGCTCTCCCCCGTAGCCCGCTGCCGCCCGTCATAATTCACGATCTCCCGCACCTTGCCGCGCCGTCTGCCCGTAGCTTCTTCCGGCGCATCGGTCAGCTCAATGCGCAGTGCCTCGTCATCGCCCACAATCATGAAATGCACCGGGTCGGCCGGACAGGCGTATTTCAGTTCGAACTCCACCTTGCGCACCCACTGCTTGCGCGCCACTGTTTCGTCGACCACCGTGAGGCCCACGCCCCATTCCGTCCAGCCGTGAATCGCTCCCGCGCCGCGCGCATCGCGAAAGACGTTGCTTGATTGCGCCTTCGACAGGTGATGCAGAAGCAGCACGCCGCAATGCGCTTCTTCTTGAATGCGCGTCAGCGCTTCCAGCGCGCCGGTCATCACCGTGTTGTCGTTTTCGTCGCCAGAGTGCAGGGCGCTGAAGACATCGAAGATGGCCAGATCGAACTGCTCCATTTGCAGCTCCTTGATTAACGCGTCGACCTGTTCGATGTTGTCCACATGCAGCATCGGAGATTGATCCATGGTGTTCAGCCAAATCTGTCCCCAGTTGTATTCGCCGCGCGCCGCCGTCCCCTTGGAGAAAAGCTGTAACCGGCGAGCGGTTTCCGCCGGCGAATCTTCTCGGCTAATCACCGCCACGCGGCGGCGGCGCGGCACCACATGCCCCAGCCAGCTCGAACCCGATGCCAGCGCCAATGCCAGGTCCAATGCCAGCGGCGACTTGCCCACCTTCGGATCGGCAACCATGAGGCCGCGCGTTCTTACCGGAATCAGATCATCCACCAGCCAATCGATCTCCGCCGGAGCCCGGTCCAGAAAGTCCCGCATCTCTTCCAGCAGCACATGCTCTGAAGCGACCGGCGCCCACAAGGCAGAGGCTTTCACCAGCGCTAGCAGCTCTTTGACCGTGTGCCCCGCCGCCAGCCAATCGCTCACATCGCCTTTTTCCGGCAACCCTTCCAGCTCGGTCGCCTTTACCTTGGCGGCATACGGTTTCACGCTGGCGCAGATCGTCTGCTGGTGCGCTTTGCCCACGGCATCGTTGTCCGCCAGCACCACCACCAGTCGGCCAGTGAAGTAGGGCGCGTACTCCGGCTTCCATTTCCCGGCGCCGTCAAAGGTCGTCGTTACCGCCGTATTCTTCAGCCCCGCCGCCGTGAACGCATCGATAAGGTTGTCGGCATCCTTTTCGCCTTCAACCACAAAAACCATCTTGGCGCTGATCACTTCGGGCAGATGGTAAAGAACCTTCTTGACGCCGTTCAGGTTGTAGAACCAGCCATCCTTGCCGTCCGGCTGCCGCTGGCTGAACTGCTTCGGCTCGTAGCGCAATTTCTGATAGAGCAGCTTGCCGGCCACGTCCGTGTATTCGTAGACCTTCACCAGCTTGCGATCATGCTTCGGCGGTTCCATGCCGATGATGCGATAGATTTCGCTCCAAGCCGTCTCCGTGTCGGTGGCCATCATGGCGCGTTCAAAGTCGAGAATTCCGCCGCTCCGGCCGCAACTGTGGCAATTCCAAACGGCCTTCGCCAAGTTCAAGCTCATCGACGGATTCTTGTCCTCATGGAAAGGGCAGCGCACATTCAGCGCATCCCGCTTCGTCAGCCGCTCCGTCGGTAGCCGGTAGGCGAAGTAGGCATAGGTCTGATCGAATGTGGGCTGGAATTCATTCATGCTGTTTCTCCATCGCCGAAAATCGTTTTGCCGTTCCAGGTGTGATGCGGCACATCGGTCCGGTGCAATGCCCGCAACTCCTCCGCACTCAAGTCGTAAATTTGCTGATACTCGGAAAGCAAACTTAATAATCTCGTTGCGTTTGATTGCCAAGAGCCATGCAAAGCGTAGACATTGCCATCTTGATATGCCTGACTATGCGCAATGCAAGCCGCTTCAAACCCCAGCCCATTTGCTAAAGCCTTGTCATAGGCATCGTTACAAGCCTGCCATTTTTCTTCGTATTTCATTTGCGCAATGCGCGTTGGTTCAAAAGCCTTCATACACTTGTCACATACCTCGACTAGGGCATTCGGCAACGGTGACAGAACTGGCCGCATATTGTTCAGCCGGCAAACCATTTCTTTGCTGGCTTTATGGCACAGGATGTAGTCGATGCGTTCGCTGATCGGTTTCATCAACGGCTCGGCTTCCTCGCCATGATGCACGCACCATCCCCACGTCGCCTCCGGGTGCGCCGCCCATGCCGCCCGGCAATCTGCCAACGCTTTCTGAACATCATCCATGAATCAACCCCTTGAGCCACCGCATGAACAGGCTGTCGGGCTTCGGCGTTCCTGGTTCCGGGTAGCGCCACAACCCCAGCATTTTCATGTCTTCCTCGGCCAGCTTCTGCATGGCCACCAGCCGCCGCTCAAAATGTTCCTTGGCATTGCCGCGGCAGCCCGGCGTCGGGCAGGACCAAATGCCAGTTAGCTCTCCCGGCGCATTGTTTTCGTCAATCCACGTTTCCACGCTGACGACCTCCATCGGCGCGCCGCAGAAGCAGGTCCATGCCTCGTCGTCAAAGCTCATGCCGCCCTCCTGCTTCCCCTAACCCCTGTTTTTCTGGACACGCCCAGCAGCAATCTCCGCGCCGGCTCATCCGCGCAGGCATCCAGCTGGTTTAGCAGCATCGCGCCATACGCCAGCTTTCCTGCTACTCGCCTGTTCAACTTGTAGCGTTCGGCATAGAGTTTCGTGCGCGGGTCCTTGAGCCACGTCATGCCGCTCTCCGCATCCGGCTGGCGCGCTGGACTGGTTTGACGGCTTGCTCCTCGGCTTCCCAGCGCAACACATCCAGCGCGCAAATCCGGTTCAAGGCGCAAGTCCGATCGAGCACTCCTTCGTCGGCGGCCTTGGCCAGCGCCCGCCGGAAGAGCTTCAGCTCCAGCGGATTCATCGCGACAGTCACAAAAACTTCTGGCATAAAATCTTCCTTTCTTGAAGTCGTCTAACCCCTGGCCCCTAACCCCTGTTTTCTACTGACTTCCTGCGTTTTTTGTAGCCACTTTTCAAACTGCTCGGTGGAGCGGAAGAGATGGTCTTCCCATTCGCAATAGGTTCTGCCTTCGGTCTTCGGATCGCGTCCCATGTGCCAATCCGACAAGGCCACTTCGTCGACCACGGCCTTCATCAGCACGATGGCATCTTCCAGGTTGCCGTGCGCAATGCGCAATGCTTCTTCCAAGCGCGCCATGCCTTTTCTCCTGCGTAGCTGGCTGAAGGTGTAGGTTTTCGGATTGCGGCTCATGGTGGTCAGGTAGTACGAGAAAACCTCGCGTAGCGCCTTGGCCATCTGCGGCTTCTCCCCGGTGGTTACTGCCGGTTCTCCAAAGAGCCCGACAGGCGTTTCGGGAGTCTCGCCGTCTTGTTCCGCAACTTCAAAATCCGTGCCGCAGTCGTCTGGCGATGGTTCGCCGGACGAGGAAGGAACGTTTTTTGTTCCTTCCGGCAATTCCATTCCTTTCCCTGTTCCCTGTTCCTTTCCTTTCCCTTCCCACCCGGAATCTTCCGTGAATCCTCCGGGAGCCTTCCGTGAGCCTTCCCATATAACGTCTAAGTCCTTTATTTTGCTTGGAGTTGGATGATTCACTCGCTGGTGGATCAAGAATTTCACCACGTGACCCCAGTGTTTTCCGTCGCTCGTTTTGCCGAGCTGGAGATAGCCGATTTTTTCGAGTTGCTGGAGCATGTCGGGAACACTCACTGAGGATTCACGGAGGGGAAAGATCGCTGCTTTGACCAGTCCCGGATTGGCATTGAAGTAGCCGGCGTCGTCGGAATAGCAAAGCAACCCAGCGGCGAAAAGATGTGTTTCTGCCGGGAGTGCCGACAGCTCTTCGTCTGTCGTGAACTCCGGTTTAATCGTGCGTATGCGGCCCATTTCATGCCCTGCTCGTTTCCTTACTTACTGAAAAGCGTTGTGGCGGAAAAATCCTCTGTCTTTCGTCTTGCCGCCTCAACCATGTAGCAAACCTTGCATCGTGTGCATTGAAACCACCACTCGAAGTAATACGTACTTGTTGGGCTAGGACACCATCCTGGCTGATGTGTCTGCCGCGCAACCGGCGCCCCGCACTTTCTACAGCTCTGATCTTCGGAAAGAATTTTGATCTTCATGTCTGTTGTTCTTCACTTTTCCGTTTCGAGGTAGCTTTCGATGAAAGCTTGCGCTGCCGGGACACAGATGGCATCGCCGTACAGACGAAGTCGTCCAACACGGGCGGTGGCTCCTGTGGCGAGCGGAAACTCGATAGTTCTTCGGAAGCCACCCGCTTCAAAATCCATCCAGAGGCGGTCTTGAACTTCTTCAGTAAGGGATCGCCATAACGTTTCAACCGGGACAGATGAGTGCAGCACAAGCCTTTCCGCTCCATTCACAGGGGCAGAGATTTGCTAACCCCTAACCCCTGCTTTTACGCCGCTCTCTCTGCGATCTTGGCGGCCAGCCAGCCTTCAATATCGCTGGTCAGCCAACCGATGGCGCGTTGGCTCAGATTCAGCGGTTGGGGAAACTCACCGGATTTTTGCAGTGCGTAGATGGTGCTGGCGCTCAGCCCGACCATGGCCAGCACCTGTTTTTTGCGGAGGATAAGGGGAAGCCTTTCGGACACAACTGTCTTCTTGGTTTTGTTCGCCACGCTGCACCTGCTTGATGCATTTCGATAGTGCTTGCAGAAATGCGATGGAACGATTATCCATGCTTTTCAAGGGGTATCAAGCCTCTAAATAAGACTCGTCTAATTAGGTCGAGCTAAGTCTGAAATGAATTGATAAGTAGACACAAAAAAGCCGGCACGCGAGGGATTTTTTCTCGCGCCCGGCTCTGTTTTTGCTGTTTTTGCTGTTTGCTCTACGCTGCGCGTTGCTTGTTGGTGTAACTCTCGCGCATCTTGTCCAGCGCATCGGCCCAGGCTTGCATCATGTCGCAGCGTTGGTCTAGCCATTCTGCTTCGTTGTAAACGCCGGCTACGCCAGCTTCCCTATGAGACAACTGCGCCTCGACCCAGTATTTGTCGTACCCCTGACCGCGCAAATAGGTGCTGGCAATGTGTCTCCAACCATGGCCGGTCATACGATCGTGGTACCCCATGCGATAAAGACCCAGGAGGACAGTGTTGTAACTCATCGTGCCCTTACCACCGTTGACATCTGGAAACAGTCTTCCCGAGTCTCCGCTAATCCAGTGGAGCCGTTGCAGCAGTTCAATCGATTGGTAGGAAAGAGGCACGATCTGCGGGCGATTCATTTTCATGTGTTCTTTGGGCACATTCCAGCGGTGATTTTCAAAGTCGATCTCCTTCCACTCCGCCTTGATCATTTCTGCGGTGCGCACAAAGGTCAAGGCGAGCAGTTCCATGGCGATCCGCGTTAGCACATTGCCGCTGTAATTTTTCATCTTGTAGAGCAGTTCGGGAACTTCTTCGATATCCAAATGGGCAAACTTCTGCGGAACAGTTTTCGACAGAATCATTTTGGGGTCGATGTCGACAGCCGGGTTGATCACATTCGGGGCCAAGACGTTGAATGTTTTTCCCCACTTGTACATTTGGCGAATGAACTGCAGATTCCGGTTGGCGATGTCGCGGGCTCCGCGGCTATCGGTGGTTTTGGTCAGATCCACCAAGTCAGCGGGGGTGATCTCATCGGGCTTTCTTTTGCCGATGCGAGCGATCACATCGTGTTCGATCCGGGATTCGACGTTGGCGGCATATTTGTCGTTTTTGCCTTTCTTCCACCAAGCGAACCATTGCCGGGCCAAGTCCTCAAAGGTAATGGTGCCAGCTTCCACCTTTTCTTTCTCGGCCAGTTCCGCCAGTTTTTCTTCTTTGGCTTCTTTGCGTTGGGCCATGGGGTCAACGCCCGAGGCCAGCGTAGCCCTTGCTGCGGCGTGCAGCACCCGTGCCTTGGCCAGAGACACGTCAGGATACTTGCCATATGCCATTGTTTTTTGCTTACCCTCGAAGTGGTAATTCCACCGCCAAAGTTTTCCGCCTGACGGCATCACCAGCAGATTCAGGCCGCCACTATCAGTAAGGCGGTAGGGTTTTGGCCTTGGAACGGCTTTTTCGCACTGCATATTGGAAAGTTCGCCTGATGTTTTCATGATTTATCTTCTCCGAGCCCTTCGTACCATCGCAATGCCATCAAAATACCATCGCGTACCATCGCGTACCATCGGGCGTTGATGGTATGCAACAAATTGTACGCTAAAAATACCATTCAAAAATGCCCGTTTGTAGTAGACGCCTGCGAACTCTCTTCGTGCTTAGAGACCGGAAAAGTCGAGCATCAAAAAGCGCAAAGTTTGTGTTTTAAGGGAGATACGCGGGAGGAAAGAGGGAAGACACGTCGAGGTAAGTCGATCTAGGTCCAGATTGTAAGGGGGGTCTTGGTTGCCTTCCAGGGATTGTAATAATACTGATATATAAAGACTTAATCGAGGTGTTTCGAGAAATACCATCATATATACCAGCAGCGACAAAAAAGCGTCAAAAAATACGATTTAAGCCTAAAGCGCGGATGCTTTGGATTTTTGCCTCCGCGCTTTTTCCCTCATAGACTCTTGAAAGATCCCTGGCTTTTTTCTGGCATGGGCATTTGTGCTTGGACGGGCTTGCGCTCAAGGGTTGTCAAGTACGCCGTCAACTCCGATGCCCGAAAACGGTGGGTATACTTTCCTGTTTTGCCTACCGGAAAGGCGATCGAGGGAATCCGACCGTCATGTGCCATCCGACGCACCGTAAGTGGCGAAAAACCCAAGTATTCAGCTGCCTCTTCGGCCTTGATCAGGGGTTCAATCTGAAGTTCATCTAGCAATTTCACGTTCAACCTCCCCGTATCAAAACGTTTTACCCCTTTTTGAACCGAAACGCAACAGTTTTTATATTAAGGGTCGTTATTGACGTGTGCAAATTATAAAAAACTCTTTAACTCTTTCAAAATAAAGGAAATAAAATTTTGGGCCGATCACCGAGGAGAGACCGGCCCCTTGCAGCTAAAGTTGGCCGGCCACAGAAAGTGGAAGACCGACAACTCTTTTTGCATTGGACTTTCATTTTGGTTTTCTGTCAAGACCGTTTTAGATCCACATATTTTAGTGTATTTTCCGCATCCTGCCGCCGCAAGCTAGGCAGTCCAGATTCTGGACTGCGCCGGCTGTCTGTACCGTGACGCCCAGTATGCAATTTCCCGTGCGTCACGGTTGATACGTCAATGGGAATCGCCAGCGGTTTCCGTGGCTTCCGATTCTACTGAAGCAGGAACAACAACCGCTTTCTTCGTCCGCGTTCTGCGGGGGGTGTTTGACTTGTACACAAATATACTTTTGCCGTTTTCTGGACACGAAACGCGCAAGTTCAGATTTTTGTCATGGCTGTAGTTACGAACCGCATTGGCTGCTCTGACAGCCAATTTGTAGGTATCGAAATCCTGAATGACAACTCGCGGCAAATTATCTTCGCCAACAGCAGCAGTCATGGCGGCATCGATCAATGGTTTGTATTGATCAGCATTCACCTTTCTGGGAAAGGCTTTGGTTTGATCCATCATCCTCAAGTTTGACATTTGCAGTCTCCTCGGTACCCTTTTTGATACCCGGAACATGATAGGTTATTTTCCTGGGTGCGCGCAATTTATTTCTGGGCTCCCAGCTAATCAATAACTAGGAGCACAGAACTTGGATTATGCGAACATGCCTTCCGGTGGTTCAACGCTGGTTGTCGTCTGTTTTCCGAATTGTTTCTCGATCATGTCGAGTACCAGTTGGAACTGATCCTGGCGAATCAGGTAGCGATGCTGTATCTCGAATTCCTTGTCAAGAAGCCCCTTGATTTGCTCATCGGTAAGGTGCAACGCACGCTGAATATCGAACAGTTGAATCGCCTCATCAAAGGAGATGTGGATCTTTGCATCATGACCTGGCTGCGTCTCCCAAGCTTCCCGCTTGCTCTTTTTGGCAGGCTTGGCATTTTTGGGGTTCGATGGGCAATCTGCCGTATGGCCATTCACTGTCCGGCATTCGGCACAGAGCGTCTGCTCCTGCGTTCGCTGCGTCCCTTCATGGCCGTGGCCGCGATTGGGCTCCGTAGAGGGCTTGAGCGTGCCCAAGGCGCGCTCTGTGTGGTTCTGGCGTTTTCCGGTGTTTTCCGGTGAAATCACTTCGACGCTTGTCGTCTGCAAGGTTTCTTCAGGGATATAGAACTGTCCCAGCTCTTCCGGCCAGCCGCGGCGCAGTGCTTTCGCTTCGGCACATTTTTCAGTCTGGCCCAAGGGCATCTTTTCCCACATGGCAACTGGTTCCTGTTTCCCGCTGCCTTTGTCTCGCTTGGTCTGAACAAACTCCCGGTAATACGCGGTCGCGCCGAACTCCTTCCACTGATTGGAGAGTGCATGCCACTTCTGAACCCAGACGGTAACACGCAGATCGGTCGATCCCTCACCTTCCACCTTCGGCAATTTGTCGGACGGCATATACAAGTCAGTGCGGTTGGCAATCGATCGCAGACCGTCGATGCCGACCTGCAAGACCATCCGCTCCACGTATCCGTTGGTTTCTGCGTCCCAAGTACGGCGCTTCATGGCGTAAATCTGTTTTTGCAGCGGGTCCAGCCGACGAGCCCGCGCAACATGACAGAACATCGCAAACTCCGGGTCGCTCAACCCTGGAGCAACCGTTTGTTTAATCAACTCAAGATTTTCCGGTTTTTCCCAATCCAAATTGACATCGGATTTTGCCACCGTTATTGCTGTTTCAGGCATTGGACACCTCTTCCGCGATCTGCACAAACTTGGGTTTTTTACTGTACGGGCAAATATCGTAATATCCGCACCAACGCTGGCTGCAGCCCCACCAGCTCTGATTTGCCGGTACAAAGACGCCGGTTTTCATGGCGTGAATTAAATTCGTGAAGCGATTTAAAAATACCTGCACGTCGTCCATGCTGCGTACTGTGGCCGTCGGCACGTATTTTATGGTTGGCTTGGCCGCATTTGTGCGTACCAGAAAATCCAGCACCATTTTGTCGGGCAATTTTCCGTCCACAACATGCGAAGCAACGGCGTACGCAGTTAATTGTTCGGAATCATCGGCCGTGCCGGCTTTATTGTTGCCGTCCATATACGACGGAATTGGGGACTTGGCCGAGGTTTTTGTGTCGCGAATAACCAGGATTTCCCTGTCGCCATCGTGCAGAATTTCCTGTACATCCTGTTCGCCCACAAAATCAATTCCTGCCCGCGCTGCGGCGTTCAAAGATTGAGCTTGGCTATGCAGCAGCTTGGCTGCATATTTATCTGGCGCCGCCTCGCCCGATGCGTGTAATTCTTTTGCCCGCGAGCGCAAAAAAGCGTCCATGTTCACGGAGAACTTCCGCCGGGTGCGAACTGCCTGGATTTTTGGGGCGGCCTCGTCGTGGTGCAAGCCGGACAAAGAAACCGCCTTGTCCTTGGCTTCGCCCAGCACCTGCTCCAGGCTTTTGCCTGCTTTCGCTTCTTCCGGTTCGAGTTCGATCGGCTCGTTCTTCTGCTCCTGCTCGAATTTCGCAGCGGAAATCTCTAGCACATCGTCTCGCTGCAACAGCTCTCCCGTCTCGATCTTGTGGTCGAGATCGCGAGTCACCGATTCGTCAGTGGATTTACCCACCAGCAAAAAAGCGTTCGGCGGTGACTTGATGCCCAGGATGTAGCGGAACAAGAAGCGCTGGCCGCAGTCGTTCGCCATGTTGATCCCTGAAACGTGGATCTGGCGGCGCAATTTGGCTTTGGGCGTAATTTCTTCGATGGACGGAACAACGGAATCTCTCATGACGAACCCTTCGCCGTTTTCGGTGACTCAAGAGATATTCCGATTTGTTTTTTTTGTCTACAGTAAAAATTGGTATAGACGCGCAGCCGGATTTGTCCTATGCTGCGCGCATGGTAAAGAAGACCAAGTTAACCAAAGACGACCCGGAGTTTTACTCGAAGATTGCCGCAATCGCCGGCAGGAAGCTGGTGCGCCTGCGCGGTACGGAATACTTCTCTAAATTGGCGGCAAAGAGCCATCCGCGTGCGGAATACCATGGTGGACGGCCCAAGAAAAAAGCTGCATAAGACTAAATGCGCAATTGCTTGATAGCTTCATCCTCGGTGTTGCATCGAACAGATGCACTGAAAAACCATTGTGACATTACACGAAACAGCGGATTTGTTATCGCTGCGAACGTTGCATCAAACAGATGCACTGAAAAATCATTGCTACGCAGCTCGCGCTGCGGGAAGAGATCAAGGTCGTAGTTGCATCGAACAGATGCACTTAAAATTCGTTGCTACCTCAAAATCAAGATTTACTCAGGCGTGCTTTTGTGTTGCATCGAACAGATGCACTAAAAATTCCTTGCGACCCACCAACAGTGCGCGAACTATTTGCGGGAAATGCGATTGCATCGAACTGATGCACTGAAAATTCCTTGCTACTATTGATGATTGTCGATGTGAACCCGTTCTCTCCCGTTGCATCGAACAGATGCACTGAAAATTCCTTGCGACCATGCTTACCGCAGACTGCACATGGTTGGGACAAGTTGCATCGAACAGATGCACTGAAAGTTCCTTGCGACGGAACGCGATGAAATCCTGTTAGTGATGGCCATCTGCGTTGCATCGAACTGATGCACTGAAAGTTCATTGCTACGGCCACATGTCCAACAAAAGGATCGTACATATGCGTTGCATCGAACAGATGCACTGAAAATTCCTTGCGACCCACTTCAGGGGAAGACACAATTGTTCTTTTGTTGGAGTTGCATCGAACAGATGCACTGAAAGTTCCTTGCGAAGAAAGCCAGCAAAGTCATGAGTCGCCAAACTCAGTTAAGTTGCATCGAACTGATGCACTGAAAGTCCCTTGCGACCATAATCTTCCTCGGAATACCCCAAGCGGTCGATGTTGCATCGAACTGATGCACTGAAAGTTCCTTGCGACAGCGACGCAGCGTATGTGCCGCTGGTTCCCGACCGAGTTGCATCAAACAGATGCACTGAAAAATCATTGCGACTGATGCGGTAAAACACAATCTAAAACTCAACGAAGTTGCATCGAACAGATGCACTTAAAAATCATTGCGACGCCTGATGCATAAAACTGGAGAACACTATGAGCAAAGTTGCATCGAACAGATGCACTTAAAAATCATTGCGACTGAAACGATCACGCCATCCGGTCGATTGTGCGCAGTTGCATCGAACAGATGCACTGAAAGTTCCTTGCTACACACTTGCAGCGGAGAAAGAGGGGCAAAAAACATGTTGCATCGAACAGATGCACTGAAAGTTCCTTGCTACACCGGAGTTTGAAGAGCCGGAGGGGCTGGAGCCTGTTGCATCGAACAGATGCACTGAAAGTTCCTTGCTACGAGGATTCGCGAGCCCTCGCGCCTGACCTAGTACCGTTGCATCGAACAGATGCACTGAAAGTTCCTTGCTACGAGCGTTTTTGCGGAATCCAAGCCGCTTGACCCTGTTGCATCGAACAGATGCACTGAAAGTTCCTTGCTACACCGATAATTTTTGCGCTCACTTTTCTCCTCGTACGTTGCATCGAACAGATGCACTGAAAGTTCCTTGCTACGAACTGCTGATCAGCGAGATCCGGGTAACCGCAAAGGTTGCATCGAACAGATGCACTGAAAGTTCCTTGCTACATGCAATGCGTGACCGAGATGCCGAGCCGAGCTAGTTGCATCGAACAGATGCACTGAAAGTTCCTTGCTACTCAAACAGTTGAGGGTGTAAGTGGCCCGGTATATGGTTGCATCGAACAGATGCACTGAAAGTTCCTTGCTACACCATCCATGCCCTCGCCAGAGTGAGGCGTATTATTGTTGCATCGAACAGATGCACTGAAAGTTCCTTGCTACGCCGGGCTACAAAAGCATTCTATATCAGCACCTTGCAGCCCGTACAGCGCGAACCCGCTTATTCCCAGCGGCGGATTCGCCTTCATATTTAGCCGCCCCAATTTATTCCCTTTACCATGAGTCAGATATCCTCTGCGCGAACCTCCGGCGTTTCGCTGTCCTCTTGAGGTTCGCGCCCCGCGTTGAGCGCCATCTCCGCAAGTTTAACATTCGTGCCAAAGCGCGAGAGATTGACTGCGGTGTTGTGGTCTTGCTTGATGAGCCGGTGGCATCCCTCGCATTGAAACACCTCCTTCTCCGTCGCCGGATTCAGATGATTGCAATACTGGCAGATGCGAGTGATGTTGACGTTAATGTGCGTATCCACAAGAATTCCGCATTTTGAGCAAGCATCCTTGAGGAACTGAACGAATTTGCCGACCGCCGCAAACTGCCGGTATTTCTGCGAGCGCTTCAGGCTGACAGGGTCTTCGTTGTCATGCTTTTGAGCAACCTTGGCTAGAAAGTTGGTTTCCACAATCAACCGTGTGATGCCCTTCTCGCGAAGATAGCCGCAGACATCCAAGGCCACCTGCATCTGGTCATACTCAAGGTGGGCCGTCAAACGGGCGTTATACGCGGCTGAAAGGGTTCCGATTTGATCGTCATTTTTTTCCCATTCGTTCAATATTTCCTGCGTGCCAGGATTATCTTTGAATTGCTCTTTCAGGGCGAGCAGCCCTTTGCGTCCGGCGCGGTCCAGCCATCCTGGCGTGGCTTCGCCAAGCTGCTTGCACAGTAGAATCTTGGTGTGATTATTGAGATAATCCCGTCGCGTTTGAAGCGCGACTCTGACTTCTAGTGGATTGGGGATGATCCCGTGTTTCTGCCATTCGGGGAACAGAGCAAGCAGAATGCGGTTTTGTTTGCACGTGCGATCACGGCCTCTATTCCACTTTGCGGGGCCCATATCAATACGGAAAGGAACGCGGTCTTTATGATCCCTGGGCGACTGCTGCAGATCGATTATCAGTTCGCGCACGGTCCAACTGGACGGCTCATAAAGCGTCCCAAAGCGGATACCTTCCTCTGTGCGCCGCCAACCAACGTCCAAACCGGCTGCCAGGGCAGTTGGCTCTGGAACCGGGCGTTGCAGTTCCAGAATCAAGCAAAGCCAAAGAGCGCCATCCTTGAAAAGCAGTTGCCATTCTTTGATGTGAGAGTTGGGTGGCAGACTCCGCGACTGCAAGACACCGAAGCGGAAAACCCACCGCTCCTTATTGTCCCCAAGAATCGAGATTTCCGCTTCCCGAAGGGTCTTCCCTCCATGCTCGAACGCAAGGTTTTTATGGTTCGTGTCGGCGGGATTCAGCGGCGGCCCAAAGGTCAACCCTGGCACGCCTTCTTCCGTTTCCAGCAGGGAAGACGACACGCCAGCCTTATTGAAGTAGTAATGCAGCCCCCAGTCGCCTGACCTTGGGCTGTCATGATACTTGATCATCGGCCAGCCTTCTGACCATGCCATTTTGGTTGTCTTCCGACGGTTCAGCGCGGCCTTGAAGGCGGCCATCAAAGGCCGGATCTCAAAGCGCCGCAGATTCAGCGCTGCGGCTTCCTTTTCGGCAATCTCTTGGAAATTCTTGATAAATTCGTTCAGTGGCGTGTAGTCCGGTTTGAACTGTTCGGCAAAAGCCACCACCTTGTCCAGCAAGCCATCTGGAACTTGTCGGCCCTTTTCAATGCGTCCACGCAGTTCGCCAGCAAACTTCCACAAGCCGTCCACGCCGGGTTCTTCGATCTTGAGCTTCGCCGGATGCTTCATCTTCTGTTTGGAAACACCCAAAGAATCGTTGAAAGCATCGATCTCGGGCAAAATCGTCTCTTGAACGAATTTGATGACTTCTTCGGTAGCGGTTGGTGAACACTTGCGCCGGGCCTCCCGGCAAAGCCATGCCAGATGGTTCCAATATTCTTTCTGGCGCTTGATCGAGTTCTGTAGCCATTCAGGGATTTGTTCATCAAGATTAAGGCCGGGATGACCAAAGTAGGCACGATATTTGTAAACCGCATTGCCCCATCCCTCTTCGGCCGGGAACAGCCGCGGACTTTGTGCCGTGCCACCGATATGCAGCACCCCCGGCTGCTTTTCATTTGCCACCAGCTCACCGGACCGTTTTTGCGAACGCAGTTCGCCGTCGGGCGCCACCAACTGGAAGTTCAAGGTCTTTCCCGCCTCAAGAGGAATATCTTCAGGAACCGCAACTGGAGGCAGTTTTGCAAAGGTCGCGGTGTGCGCCAAAGCGTCCAACACAATGCTGCCGCGCGTGAAGGCGCTGGTGGTTTTCTGCGTTGTGTCGCCCGCATGAACGAAGACGCAATCGCCGTCATAGGTCAACTTCGTAATCATAATTTTTGATCCCTTTCTCTTGTGGCGCTTCTGCCAATCCTAGTTGCATTAAACTGATGCACTGAAAGTTCCTTGCGACGAGGATATCAAGGAATATCCAGGTGCGCTTAGGGTGTTGCATCGAACAGATGCACTTGAAGTTCCTTGCTACCGGATTCACTTAACTTACTCCGAGGAGGTCTGTAGTTGCATCGAACTGATGCACTGAAAGTTCATTGCGACAAATGCTTCTGGCGTAAGCGGAGCGTTCTGACAGTTGCATCGAACAGATGCACTTAAAGTTCCTTGCGACGCCCTATATCTGCGGCTTCTCGCCATTCCCAGAGTTGCATCGAACAGATGCACTTAAAGTTCCTTGCGACGCCCTATATCTGCGGCTTCTCGCCATTCCCAAAGTTGCATCGAACAGATGCACTGAAAGTTCGTTGCTACGACCAAATACGGTGGTGAGATGTTTCCGGCAATTGGTTGCATCGAACTGATGCACTGAAAAAACCACGGTTTTACCGTCCCTTCAAAGATTCAACATACTTCAGAAAAGCCGCCAGTACATGCGAGTCCAAATACACCTGGTTCGTCTTGACGATCCCGTCAAAGGCGTATAACTCGATCTGGTAGCCATCGAAGGCAGCATAGAGCCCGTCCCCAAGATACTCATCCTGTCTGCTTGCTTCCATACTCCCCCTTGTGGCTGGAATAGATCGTGAAGCTGATTCCAAGTACGTTGACACCATAAAGCCAGCAAGCGCCAATCAGTGGAAATTTCATTTGGAAGAATCTGACCGGCCATCTCTTGAGGATGTATTCAGGCGCTGTGTTTTTCCAGTAATTTGTAACTCCCGATTTCACGCGTCCGTCCTGTCTGACGAAATTGTTTCCACCGTGACCTCGATCAAGTCCTGCTGCTCCAGCCAGATAATTGTCTTCATCGGATCGCCGCCATCGTCAGGCGGGTAATGGCATTGAATCGCGTTTTCAGGCGCCGTCGCGTCAATGCCAAAGACCTCGAAGCTCTTTTTCATGATGTCTTCCATCCCACAGCGCAGTTCCTCGATGGCCGCTTCCGGGCTGATTTGTACTTTGGGCTGGCTTCGAAACCAATTTCTTTCTCCGTTGTCGTACTTGAAACGGAACTCGGCATGAACACGATGCGTTGTTCGGTCCTCCGTGATGAAAGCGCGCCAGTAGGCTGGTCCGGCCTTGCAACTCAATCTTCCAGCCACTACATCATCGAGAACTATCAGGCAACGCAGCTTTTCTTTGGACAGATCAAACGGCATACATCCTCCCTATCCTTAACGGTTGCGCATCCACAGAAACACCAGCAGTAGCCACAAAAAGAAAAGCCCCGAGCCTTCTTTCACTGCCGACATGGGTTATTCGTCCTCAACTTGGCCAAAAGGCAATGTGTCGAGTATCGATTCAACTGCTTTGAATTTTGCAGTTTGCTCTGCCATAGCTCCATCAATTAGTGCTGCGTTTGCAGGCGGTACAATTGGTTCGGACCAGAACTCACCTGTTGTGTGAAGTGGTCCAAAATCCCCAGTCGGGAAGAATCTTCCGTGGTCAACAAGTTGTACCACGAAAGGCTCGTGCGTAGAATGAAATCGATGCCAGTAGTAACCCGGATCAGTCGGTACTGTTTTCGTCCACATAGCTTATCTCACTCCAAAAATATAGCATTCTCCGAGCGCAGAAATACCACCACGTCAATTGGCTGGTTCTTTTCGTTCCATCTGCCATGCGCGCAATTATAGACGAATAGACCTTCTTTTTGACACAAATAAAATGGGCCGCCCGCTACCGCGCGGACGGCCCTTCATATTATCGACGCCGGGGTCGAACCGGCGACCAACAGATTACAAGTCTGTAGCTCTGCCAACTGAGCTAGTCGATGGTTTGTGCAGCTGCGTCTTGCAAACCAGCCCGGAACCCTGAGTCTAATCCGGATGCTCTACCACTAAGCTAAGGGAGCATATTTTTTGGGGCTCCCTGTGGGGTTCGAACCCACGATCTCCGTTTGGGTGGTTCCGCCCGGTCGCTTGACGTTTCGCTGCGATAAGCCTTTGGGTGAAAGTCTGATCCGGCTTTCAGATGCCGGAGTTGAGTTTGATTACAAGTTTGAGTCTGAGCCTGGATCGGGCATTTCTGCCCCACCCAACTGTTTGACGTATCCGGCAACCG